TTTTTGGTAACATCCTGTTTAATTCCACCAACTACATATGATTCTACCTCAGTTTCCTGGGGAGCAACCTGAAGACCTTTGGAAGAAATCCAGTGCTGAGTCCAAGGAAGTGGGTTATTGTTTGCTGAGATATCGTATTGGGGCTTTAACCCAATTGCTTTAAGTCTTCTGTTTGCGATCCACTCTACGTATTGTTGAAGAAGTTTATCGTTAAGTCCAATCATGCTGCCATCTTTGAACAGATAATCTGCCCATCTCTTTTCTTCGTTTACAGCACGATCAAACATAGCATACGTCCACTCCTCCTCTTCTTTCATGATCTGCTTCATTTCTGGATCATCACCATCCCTCCACTTGTTCAGGATGTTCTGTGTGATTGCTAAGTGTTGGTTTTCGTCTCTTGCGATAAGAGAGATGATCTTAGCGGATCCTTCCATAAGCTTAAGTTCGCCAAAGGCGAAACTACAAGCAAAACTAACGTAGAAGCGAATACCTTCAAGAATGTTAACGTTTGCGACTGCTCTATAGAGTTTTCGTTTAACGTCATTGAGTGATTCCTTTGCGTATGTTACTCCTTCAAGATTGTGCAACCAAGTATCGGATACACCATACTGTTGGGATGATTGAATGAAGTCATCATATGACTCTGTGACGCTCCTAGCACGCTCTAGAATGCGCTCATCGGTCACAATCTTATCAAACACCTCAGAGGGGTCAGAATAAACGTTTTTGATGATATAGGTGTATGAACGTGAGTGAATCATTTCCATGAATCCCCACACTTCCATACATGCTTCCAACTCAGGAAGTGAACAATATGGAATGAATGCCATACCAGGACCGCGACCCTGAATAGAGTCCAGCATGATCTGATACTTCAGGTTAGAAGTATAGATATGCTTTTGCTCTGGACGAAGTGTTTGATAATCTCCACGGTCCTTCTGGAGAGAAACCTCTTCAGGTCTCCAGAAGTATCCAAGTTGCTGAGTAGTTAGTTTATCAAATACGGGGTATTTGTATGAATCATATCTCTGAACTCCAAGAGGTTTACCAAAGAACATCGGTTGTTTTTTAGTATTCACTTGCTCAGTATTAAAAACTGTCATTCCTTTAATATTCGTTTGTGGTTCCCCTACGGAAGAAATTTTAAACTGCACAGGATTCACACTCTCCCTCCTCTACTGTACTTAACTCACTTAGCAAATCTTGAAGATTGGGTTTCTCTTCCTCCATCTCATCATTCTTCATATCATGTGTATTCTGATAATAGGAAGTTTTCCACCCGTACTTATATGTAGTCAACAGGTCATTTGCCATAACCGAAACAGGAACCTCATTATCGGGAAAATGTTCAGGATTATACGACCAGTTGCCAGATATGGCTTGATCAAAGAATTTTTGCATCACAGACACTACATTTATGTAACCCCTATTGTCAGGCATTTCCCACAAAAGTGTATAGTTATTTTTCAAGGTGTGGTATTGCGGAACAATCTGCTTAAGGGGTCCCTTCTTACTCTTCTTAACGGACAAGTATCCACGAGGTGGTTCAATTCCGTTTGTTGCGTTTGACACAACGGAACTGCTCTCCGAAGGCATTTGTGCGGACAACGTGCTGTGTCGCAGTCCGTATTCCAGAATAGATGCTCTAAGAGACTCCCAATCATGCGACAACTCCTGAGAAGAAATCTCATCAACTTCCTTCTTGTATGTATCAATCGGAAGAATACCGTCACCATACTTTGTGCGACCAAAGTATTCGCAGTGACCTTTCTCTTTAGCAAGTTGATTAGATGCTTTCAGAAGATAGTATTGGAAAGACTCAGAAAGTCCGTGAACAGCATCCCATGCTTCTTGAGACTCATACTTGTATCCAAGTTTTGCGAGGTAGTGGGCAAGACCAATAAAACCAATTCCCAAAGAACGACGTGCTTTAGTGCAGATTTCTGCTGCTTTGATTGGATAGTTTTGATATTCAATCAACTCATCAAGACTGCGAACAGAAAGATCACAGAGATCTTCAAGTTCATCGTCAGACTTTACCTTACCAACATTAACAGCAGAAAGAATACACAGAGCAATCTCACCAAACTCATCATCAATATGATTGATTGGATAAGTGGGGAGAGTAATCTCTTGACAGAGATTGCTCATGTTTACTTTATCCTTGAAAGAGGAGTGAGAGTTGCAATGGTCAATATTCATGATGTAAATACGACCAGTCTCTGCTCTTTCTTTTAAAAGATCAAGAACGAGTCCTTGAGCTCTGACAGTCTTTCTTGGAATAGATGAATTTCGTTCATAACCCACATATAACTCGTCAAATCTATCAGTGCCAAAAGCATCATACAGACCAGGAACATCGTGCGGAGAGAAGAGGGAGATTTCTCCATCTTGAATGAATCGTTCATAGAAGAGTTTAGAGATTTGGATACTGTAGTCTAACTTACGAACTCGGTTATCTTCGGTTCCTTTGTTATTTTTTAATACAATAATATCTTCTATTTCTTGGTGCCAGATGGGGAAGTGGACCGTCGCGGATCCACCTCGTATGCCATTCTGCGTGCAACATCTGACAGTTGCTTCAAACTTCTTGAGAAATGGTACAACACCCGTGTGTTGAACTTCTCCACCTCGGATTTTGCTGTTGATGCCACGGATTCTACCAGCGTTGATGCCGATCCCCGCCCTCTGTGCAACGTATCTGCCAATAGCCATATCAGAGCTAAAGATACTATCGAGGGTGTCATCAGCATCAATAAGGACACAGCTAGCAAATTGTCTAAGCGGAGTTCGCACTCCCGCCATGATTGGCGTTGGGATGTTGATTTTGTGCTTTGAGATTGCGTCATAATACCTCTTGACATATGACATTCTGGTTTCTTTTGGATACTCTGCAAAAATAGTCAGAGCAATCATCATGTACATAAACTGTGGGGTTTCATATACACCCCCAGTACTTCTATCTTGCACGAGGTACTTATCAACGACCTGACGTAGACCTGCATAAGTGAACAGGAAGTCACGATCATGATCAATAAACGAATCAGCACGAGCAATCTCTTCTTGAGAATACTTGCTGTAAATATCATGATCATAAACCTCAGCAGAAACGCAATCAATAATGTGATTCTCTAAAGTAGGAAGTTCTTTCATCTTCCCATAAAGTTGCTTACGAACTGCAAAAAGCAGAAGTCTAGCAGCAACATACTGATAGTTAGGATGATCCAAATCAATTAGATCGGAAGCAGAACGAATCAGGATTTCTTGAATCTCTCCTGTAGAAATTCCATCATAGAACTGGATACCAGACTTCATCTCAACTTGACTCGCAGAGACCCCTGCAAGACCCCTACACGCTTCTTCAACCATCAAGTGCATCTTGTCCAGGTCAAGAGACTCAATTCTCCCATCACGCTTTTTTACTTTAGTGCCGTTGCTCATATTTTCTTCCAAGTGGTAAACTTAAGTTTTGCTTCTAATCCAGAATATGTATTTGATTCTATCACAGACTGAACATCTAGTCCAGAAAGGACCATATCATTAATGTCCTTTTCATTTATTGTTGAAGGCCAGATGACAACTTTTTGTCCATTTCCGATAGTGCGGGAAATTCTTGATACGATTTCTCTATTGCGCGGTTCGTTATCGTATATCCAAACAGGATCGTTAATCCCCCAGTTACTAATATCAGCATCAGCTCCGCACATAGCAATCGCATTGCAAATGAATGTTGAGTCAAATGGTCCTTCTGTGATGTATACAGTTTTGTTCTTTTCAATCTCATCAAGACCGTAGATTTTTGGTGCATCATCGTTAAGCATTACAGTAATGTATTTAATCTTGCTTGGACCAAGTGCTCTGCCCTGAAACCCGACAAGAGTATTTTGATAGAACAAAGGGATGATAATCCTAGGTTCATCTTTAGTTGTATCGTCAAAGACCTCTTTTAGTGAGTTTGTCCATGACTTGAATTTTTCAGCGTAATAATAGTTATGTGGGTTTAACTTTCGCTTTACCAGATACTCAGTTGCATCAGCGTTTTCTGATGCTTTTGGTAGATCTAGTTTTGGTTTAAACTTAGGTGCTTCAAAATTAAAGACTGGTTCTTCAACGGTGAAGTTTCTACCAGTCTTTCCATCTTTAAATTTCTCAAATGTATATTGTTTATAGATGACGGAATCTATCTGCTTGAGAAAATTATTGAATGAAATATTAACTCCGCAGTTGTGACACTTGAAGTTTGTATTATTCTTAACTTGATACAGATATCCCCTTGCTTTATTCTTGTTCTTCTGAGAATCTCCGCAAATGGGACACCTAAAGTTATAAAGATTGTTCTTTACTTTTTTAAACTTTTGGAATCGCGCAGAAATCAAATTGATGTATTTAACATCAACAAAATCCATAATGTAACCTTAAAGTCTTTCCGATATTATAGAACTTTGGGGTGCAGGTGTCAAGGAACCAAACATTGGTTTGATCACCTTAACTGCTTGTGGATTTGTCAGAGCTACAATTGCTCCCAGGGCTCCAACAACCGACCAGATTCTTCGCTCAAGTAAGGATATTCTTGCACGCATACTGTCATGATCGCCGTCCATTTTATCACGGAGTTTGTCAATTTTATCAAAGAGTATGTTGTCAATCTCTTCTTGCTTAGATAATCTTTCTTCATGGACGGCAAGCATCCTAGACACATTATTATTTACCTCAGCAATCTTTTCAATTGCAGAATCTAATTTAGAAACGACATGCTCAAAATTTTCCAATTTTTGCTCTAATACTGCAACCTTAATTTGTTCCATCGTAGTTGGATGATTTTAGATGATCTAGCCAGATCTTTCTACTACCACGTCCACCAGAGATGTATTTTCTTTTTCTTCTTCTTACCGGAGGATCATCACCTGCTTCAACTGTACCAGCAATTTTTCCACCACCAACATTATTTGTTGGTTGTTCATATAAGTATGAACGAACTACATCTATAACCCAGTCAATCTTCTTCTTTTCCATTATAGATTTTATAAAGTTCCGATAAGCAATAAAGATCAACCTGAATATCATGAATATAAGTTTTTGGGTATTCTGGCATTTTACCCAAAAATATAATAAAAGTTTTTAACGCATTCCACAATTCTTTTTCAATCTTAAAGAATAACATCGGTGTAGTTGCTTCACCAAAGATATTATAAAGAATAATGAAGTGATTTAAAAGAAGATGGCTCTTTAATTGGCCTGTATTCTTATATCGTTTCAATAATCTTTTGATATATTTGAAATGATTTAGATCCTTCTCAAAGTCTTCTTTAGTGACTGCTTGAGGATTTTCATAATTCTTAATTGCGAATAAGAGGAAGTTATCCTCATTCAGTTCATTAAAGATCATATATTAAATCATTCAGCAGTTGGATATGCAATACCGTCAGATCCAGTAGTAATTCCAGACATTGCAACAAGAGTTTCTTTCTTAACTCTTAAGTTACCACCATTATCAAGATAAGTAGTAACACCAACCCAACCTTCTGCTGTTACGTGATATTGTGAAGTTGGTCCTGGACCAGCGTTTACACCGTATACGAGAGAATCAGGTGTTCCGTATGATGCTTCACTATACTTAGAATCTAAAGTTGTATATGAAGGTAACTGACTTACAAGGAAACTTGTTCCTGCAATTGCTGCTCCACTAAGTCCTGCAGTAGAACCAATGGTCAAAGAAGTTGTGCTTGCAATACTAGCAATTACAGCGTCACCAAAGTAAGTACCACCACTTCCACGAATACCAAATCTGATTACATCACCTTCTTGTGCAGCTCCAGTATTACCAAAGGTTGTACCAGAACCAGTTACAACGCGAGTAGCGTAATCAAGAGATACTGTTCCACCAGAACCAACATTATCATTGTTTCCCCAGAGTGCCATGTCTGTCTTCCGATAAAAATTTATTTGCTATAAGATATTTATAAAAAAAGGAGACCTTACTTTTGATCTCCTTTGCGTAAAACAACTCTTAAAAAGTGAGTTGTAAGGTCAAGCAATCCATTCTCCTCAAATCTTTTTGTTTTTGCTAACCACTCAGAGGTGGTTAGTAATAGACCAAGAACAATGGTTACTCCCCAGTTAGTTACAAAGCAGGTAATCATCCCTCAGCTTCTGGTGCAAAGAGTTTTTCTTTGACCAATTCAAGAACTACATTATCAATACTGTTATCAGTAGAATTCACATACTTAGTTAAAAGTTCAATAACAAGATTTTTAACTGCTGGATGTGTCGCAATTGAAATCAAAATTGGTTTTACAACCGATACTACTGCGCCCATGATGTCCTCCATATGAGAGTATCCTGGACTATTTAGAAATTAATTTGCTTCTAAAGGAAGTTTTCCAGATTTCTGCATTTGAAGCTTTTGACGCTGAAGCATTTGCTGCTTTTGTTGCAGCATCTTCATGTTAGCAAGCTTCTGCTTATCCATCATTTCTTTCTTTTTATCAATTCCAGATTCTGGAGCGGGTGCTTCAGTATCCATCTGTTCACCAAGTTTTCTACCACCACGACGAGCAGTAAGAACAGCAGCAATAGCAGCCTTTCTTCTCTCTTCCTTAGTTCTACCTGCTAATTGAGGAGACTTGGAAGCATAGAAGTCTTTGATTGCTGCTCCCATATCAGTCTTAGCAGTAATCTTTTCATCAATCTGATTCACTTCTTCTTTCTTCATACGCTCTGCTTCTTTACGCTTAGCGAACTGCATATAAGTTTCACCAGGCTTTAAGCGTCTGCTGTAATCTGGTTTTGTTTGTGCTGAAGTATCTTGACCACGATTTTCTTTTGCTCTCATCTTATTTCCAGCACCACTAATCTGAGCATCTTTTTTTGGATCTGGATGCCACCAATCACCTGCTTCTTGAATCTCAGTCTCTTCACTTCTTACTGAAGCAAGAAGATCATCTAACTTGCTAGACTTCTTTTTCTTAGCAGGTGCTGCAGCTTTTGGTTTTGCTTTTGCTGCTTCTCTCTTATCAATATCTGCTTTTACTTCAGCATAAGAAGGTCCACCCTTTCTTCTCTTTGCAGGTCTTCCAGTTTCTGCAGGTTCTGATTTAGTCTCAGGTTTTGCTGCTGCTTTTGGTGCTGGTTTTGCTGGTGCTGGAGTAGAGGATCCACCTTCCATCTTACGAGCAACATTTCTTGCTCCTCTGGAAACTGCTCTTGCACCTCTTGCAACTGCTTTCTTCAGACCACTCTTTAACTTAGAACCAATACGTGACAGGAGACCTGGACGCTTTGGTTTATCTGAAGATGAGGAGGAATCTGAAGAGGTTGAAGTTGAGGTTGATGCTGAAGATGATCCAGATGAAGAACCACCCTTTCCTCTCTCATATCCTGCTTTGAATTCTCTCTTTGCAGCAGAACCAGCTCTTCTTGCTAAACCAGCAGCATATCCCGCACCACGAGCAACTGCTTTTCCTACTTTCTTAACAGCAGACTTAACTTTCTCAAGTCTGTCACTCTTGATCTTAGTGTCATGACCAAGAGTTACTTTTGCTTCGTTAAGAAGGAAGAATGAGGTTTCAATTGCTTCACAAAGAACTTCTTCTACTTCCTCAACTTCATATCCCTCTTCAATACACTCATAGAAGAACTCTTCTACAACTTCTTCAATTAATTGGTCAGAAAGAAGGAGAAGTTCTGATTCGTTAAGTTCATCAAGAACACCTTCAATTTCAATCATCTCAAGGAGAGTTCCACCAATCTCTTCTACTGCTTCACCAAGAGTTGGATTGATTTTTACTTTATTGCTGATTTTCTTTTCTTTGATTTCTTTTTGATCCTCAGTATCTGTCATTACCTCAGCAAGGTCTTGTCTCCAGTTAGAGAAACCTTCCTTCATTCCTTTCTTTTTCTTACCTAATGCTTTACCACCCTTAGGATTATTCTTTCCAGATACTCCTCTATTTTCTTCTGCTTCATCATGATCAAAATCAGGATCCTCCATAGGATCATAGTGCGATGATTCCTTCATTCCTTTCTTCTTAGCAATTGCTTTACCAATTGCTTTTCTTCTATTGTGAAGATACTTATCTGACTTATCAGTATCGCCATCATTATCAATATCAGAATCCTCTTGACCTACTGGATCAAGTGCTTCCTTGGTGACAAGACCAACAACATTTTTATTCTTTTTAGTTAATTTGTCCATATATGAAATACTTTGCTGCTGTTGGTCAGCATATCCCTTTCCCATAGAAGGAGAGAGACGCTTATCGCCAGATCTTCTTTCTGCAGATGCCATTCTTCGCGTCCCAGTATCAGCACCTCTTACTCCTTCTTCAATTTCAGTCTCTTCTTTCATCTTTGCACGCTTTGCAGCAGTCTTAGCAAGGATTCTCTCTCTTGCTGCTTCTTGCTCAGACTTAGGAATAGCAGTCACAGCACCAAGTCTTTCTGCTGGTTTACCGGGAACAGCAGATTCAGAAACCTGCTCCAAATAAACTTTGGAAATATCGTTGAGATGAGTCATGAGTATAGGTCGTTTTACTTTTTAGCCTTATACTTATTTATGAATTCCTTAATGCTACTTTGCTTATAACCACTATAAGGTTTTGCATCATACTGTAGATTTGTCTTATCTCCTTTTTCAAATCCAGGAGTCATATCAACAGCATACTTAAAGAATCCACCAGTCCCAACAAGAGTATTTGGTTTACCAGGAACTCTCATTTTCCTTTCAACTCTTTTCTCTTGATATGCTTCTCTAAAGTTTTTTGGTAAGTTTCTTGCAGCAGGAATGAATGCACCATATGGTCCAACATTCTTATCATTCTTGTTCACAAATCCATCAATATCTAAGTCTTGTCTTTTGACTGCTTTCTTTACAAGTTTTTTTAGGTTGGTTGATGGAACTTCTGCTTCTGCTTCCATTACATCACGAATCCAGGACTTAAACATATACTCATCTTCAGTTACACAAATGAGATAGTTTGTTCCTCTACGAATAATCTCACCAATAAGACCAGTATTTAAGTTCTCTACAATATCACCAATTCTAAAAATCTTTCCTCTGATGTAGTTTTCACGAAGAGTTTCTGCATCATACTTTGGAGCAATCTGCCACAACTCTGCAACTTTCTTCTTTTTCTTTGCACCCATTCCCTGACGAACAGCATCAAAAAGTGCTTGAGTATCACCATCATCTAATGTCTTAGGTGTTCCTCTGCGGAAAGATTCAAAGTCATCTTCAATAACTGCTTTACGCATTTTGGATGCAGACATTCCTTCTACACCTTCTGCATCTGCATCACGAACTCCTGCAGAAATAACACGGATCAGATCAAACTCATAAAGATCTCCGTTGTATTTTTGTGCAAGGTTTTCAAACTCTGCTTGTCTATCGGATCCAACAACAATATTAACGTTTGCATATCCTGCTTCCGATGCTGCAATCAATACATTAAATATTGACTTCATCTCATCATCATTAATAATGTTCTCTTCAAAGTCTGGAAACATCTTTTTCATATATGAAATCTTCATATCAGGATCAAGAGGATTCTTCTTTGGATCCTGTGTTCTTGAAGGATAAATCTTAAGATCTCCACCAGTTGCTGCTTTCTGTGCTGCCTTCAGAAGTTTTTCATGACCGACTGTTGGTGGATTAAAACGACCAAATGCAACAGTTAAAGTATCAGACATTTCACCTGTTGCTTCTGGTGCTTCAGGTGCTGCTTGTGCTTTTGGTTTTTCTTCTGGTGCTGCTTGTGCTTTTGCTGGTTCTGCTGCTTGTGGTTTTGCTGCAGCAGGTTTTGCAGCAGGTTCTTCTTGCTTTTTCTTTCCTCTCTTATCAACAAATACAAGTTTTCCTTTTTCTGTAGTCGCAACAAAATTACCACGGGTGTCTAACCAACCACCATGTCCATCACTCTTGAGGTTTAACTTCTTCGCTTGCATAGATGCTTGCGATTGAGCTGCCTCATTTAGAAATTGGAAAAAACTCTTCATATTGTTTAATCTTATACTTTTATTTATTAATGGCGGAGTCTACTCAATTCTGCAATAAGTCCAGGAACATCTCTTTCAACAATCTCCAATCTACCTGCAATATCATTTCTTCTTGCTCCAGTTGCTGTTCTACCTCTTCCTTTTTTAGATGCTATTCTAGATTTAAAATATTTTGCAACAATATTTACATATTGTGGTGTTATTTTATGAAATCCACTCAGATTTCCCAACACATGATTTGCCGTAGATTCGCTTCTTGATCCAAATAAATTCTCGCCAGTTAGAGCTTCATATACAACAGCTCTGTTAAATTGTTCGTATACAGAACCCGGATCATGATTTCCACCCAAAATCAATTGCAATTGTCCAACGAGTTGTTGGTTTCTAGAAAGAATAGAATCTATTTGTGTAGAAACTTGAGTGCCAACTCCACTAAAAGCTAAAGAATATGATTCAATCAAATCCCTTATTTGATTATAGTCAGTAAGAGAAACATCCCCAACTTCATACATTAAAGAAAGTGAATTTTTTAAATTTTCATATGTAAATTCTGGTTTACCACTTGCCAATTGATAACCCTTATCTTCCCATTTTACAGATATTTTTATATCTCTTCCAATTATAACATCTGTTTTTGGTTCACTTTGTCCAACTGCGGTTACAGTTCTACCACCACCAAGTTGTCTAGTAGTTTTAAAGTCAACTCCACTAACAGAAGATGCAATTTTAGATGCAGCATCCATTCCTGCTTGTTTCACATCAGCGTCTTTGATGCCATCTCTATGACTTGGATTATCCCAATTTAAAAATAAAGTCTGTTTATCTGTTGATAAATTTGACATTCCGACCCTTTTCCAACATCCGAGAACAACAGCCCACTCAAATTGTTTACCTTTATCAGCCATAATACTCAAACACTCTTTCAAGTATTTAGAAATGGAGAATAGCGGACTTGAACCGCTGACATCCTGCTTGCAAAGCAGGCGCTCTACCAACTGAGCTAATTCCCCAGATGGATTAAGTGTGATATACCTCATAAGGATACAACAGGGACTTAACCTCTATCAGTATATATTATAAAACCCCTCAACTAAAAAGTCAAGGGGTTAGAGCAACCTTCCGTGTTTATTTAGTTCTCGTCTCTCAACTCTTTTTTAATCTCATCCTTCAATCTTCTACGCTCTTCAGCATCTGCTGCTCTTTGTCTTTGAGCATCTGCAGAAGCTCTAGATTTCTCTTTGAACTTCTGCATTTGATCTCTTGACCTTTGGCGCAGTTCTTGACGACGCTGCTCAATATCTTCAGAGAACTGATGATAAGTTTTCATCAGCGACCCATTTGCTTAGCATACCACTTCTCAAAGTCCTCTCTACGCTTATCACCTCTTGGTGGCATAGGAGTTTTTTCTCCGCGAACAGGAGCAGTCTTTTTCTCTTGCTCTCTTTCATACTTCTCAGGGTTCTCACGAGCGTGTTGTGCTTCATTTACATAATCTTCTTTAGCGTGATACCAACCTTTTCCAGCATCTCTTTGAGAACCACCAGTTTTTTCTGCTTCTTTTGCTCTACGCTTTGCTAATCCCATCTTCATCATATTTCCATATCTACCTGCAGCAGTATGCTTTTTTTGTTGAGCAGTTACTTTTTCATAAGGAAATGGTTTTTCTGCTTCATCAAGATAAAACTCATACATTTCATCCCAGGTATAATCAGAAAGGTCATAACCTTCTTCTACCAGAGCATTTACCCAGAACTCAAAGTCTTCTTGGCGAAGTGCTTTACGACGCTGCTTTTCCTTTTGCTTTGGATTTAAATGAGCACCTCTTCCACGATTAGCAGAGGGGTCCCAGTTTGGTCCTGGTTCAAATGAAATACCTTTTTTACCAGCATAACGAGCAATGTTTGCTCTTGTCGTATCATCTGCTCTTGATGCTTCACCAACAAACTCTTCTTTAGCGTGATACCAACCTTTTCCAGCATCTCTTTGAGAACCACCAGTTTTTTCTGCTTCTTTAGCACGACGAACTGCCATTCCCATCTTCATTCTACGATCTAAAGCATTACCACCTTTATCTCTAAGTGCTACTTGTTTTGCTTTAACCTTTTCATATGGAAATGGTTTTTCTGCTTCACATATTTCAGCAAACTCTTCCCAAGTATAGTCGGAAAGATCATATCCTTCATCAATTACATATTGTGCAATAAATTCAAGATCCTCTGTGCTCATAACTGCTTTTTTAGCAGCTTTCATTTTTCTACCAGCGGCGTGAACGGCTGCTGCACCTTTTCTTTCTAACTCTGCAGCGGCTTTGATTCCACGACCAACTGCTCCTGCAATTTCTGCACCTTTTTTGACTGCTTTTTTAGCATCATCAACAACGGGTTTTACAGTTTTTCCTAATTTTTTAACTCCTGCATCGTGTCTCTTTTTAGCTTCTTTCGCACCCTTCATAGCAGACTTATGCCTTTCAACTCCAGACTTAACAAAATCAATAACTCCTTCATCAAGAGTGAATTGAGCAACAAGAGCATATGCTTCTTGCTCGGTGTGTCCTCTCTCAATCAGAGACTCAATAATCTGATCTAGTTCCAGTTCTTCCTTCTTCAAGTTTGCTTTACGATACTCAAGATCAGCACGGGTGCCACGGTCCATCTTACCCTGAGACTTGGGTCTGGTCTTGCCACCTACATCAGGTTGCATACCAGGGTTTGCTGCCTTGACTCTGCGACCGTGAGTGTATTCAGCACCAGATTGCTTAGAGTCACCAGAAACCATCTTTCCACCAGGAGAACGAGAGTCAGCATACTCTTTCTCAGACTGACCATGCTTGCCCTTGTAGAGTTCTTCAATCTCTTCTGGAGCATTAACCTGTTTGTATGCTTCGTATAAACCGCGCAGTTCTTTGGGATCCATTTTTACAAATACTTTTTTAGATATTTATAAAAAAAAAGACCCCGAAGGGTCAAGCACCAAGAACAGCACCGATATTATCATCAAGTTGTTGGATTACTCCACGAATATCAGAGACACGAGGAGGAACACTTACTTCATCATAAGTGTATCCTTTTTGAGCTTCAAACAAGACTTGACGAACTGCTGCTGCAGCACGAGCATCCATTTTAACTGTTACTTGTTTTTCTTTAGTCATAATGATTCTATCTTTGTTTTTACAGACTCAGGTGTTGCTCTTACTTGATAGACAACTTCATCTCTTCTGGAAAGTTCTGTGAGAATCTCAGCAGCAATATCCCAGAGTTCAGTAGAGTGTCTATGATTATATGGCCAAGTTGTTTCGGTCACAGATCTCCCTCCACACGATTTTCAGAACGATAAACATCAAAAGCACCTTCAGGATAGCGAGCACTCAGTTTCTCATAGTTCATTTCCATAATCTCACGGAAGTTGGTGTCAAGTGACATACATGCTTGAGCAATATACCACATAATATCACCAAGTTCACGCTTCATATGAAAAACGCTTTCTTCGCTATAGGGTTTACCTTGAAGGAAGATTTTTTTCACAACCTCAGTAAACTCACCTGCTTCTGCAGTAATACCGAGAGCAGCAGTCAAAAGACGAGGAACATCTACGTCAGATTGAACTTCAAGTTGACTAAAGCGAGAAAGGAGTTCTGCGTAGTCTGAACTTGCAGGACTTGTAGTTTGACGCACAAACTCAATATACTTATCAGAGTCAATAACTTTTTTAGTGTTTTCAGTCATAGTAAATTTCAGAGTTCCATCTTCAAGAGTTTCTTTTTCAATTGAAATAGTCATACAATAAAAGGTTCTAGTTCAGATTGGGGTAAAATTTGTTGTGCTGGAAGTTGAAGATCATCTGCCATGCGGATATGAGGAACATCAACAGTTTGTGGATTAACGTATTTGACTTGACGGTAGGTTCTGGTGGAATCAATTTCAACTAATGCTATCGCATCAAGAACACTACCACAATCAGCAATTTTCTTACCGTATTTGTCAAATACCGAATAACAATTCAAAACTTAAATCCCTCAAATGATTTCTTTGGTTTTGTTTCTTCATAATCATACTCTTCTTCCTTTCCGTTGTCAAGGATATCTTGTTGAGCAGATTGTTCACAATCATAAAGACGCATCTTAGCGCGATCAATACCAACCACAAAACGTTTATGAATAGTGGGATCATTATAACGGTTCTTCAACTGCTTCACAAGTATTTGTCCCAACCCCTCAAGGTCTTCAGTAGAAATAAGGGCAAACATAAGATCAGCAGTAGCAGGGAGACCAAAGGACTCAGAAGTATCAGTAAGTTCAACATCAGAAGAACCATAACCTGAACGAGTGGTCTGAGTAGCAGATACGATTGGTACGTTGAATTCAACCGCAAGTCCTCTAAGTTCTTCAGCAATCGCTTTGACAAACGTATAAGAATTGATGTTGCTATTTCCCCGATACCTAGAGGAAGCGCAAATATTAAGGTAATCAATAAAAATAATATCAGGTCTAAATGACTTCTTAAGTGCAAGTTCATTAAGAAGTGACTTGAAATGACCAGCATGTGCAGATGCTGTTGGATACTCTTTAATTATAAGAGTTCCTTGAGTTTTCTTTGAAAGGTTTGTAACCTTATTTTCAAACATTACTTTCGGTAGTTCTGCGATTTCTTGGATCGGAACATTAAGAAGGTTTGCGTCAATTCTTTCCGCAATTCGTTCCTCTGCCATCTCAAGTGTGATGTAGAGAACGTTTTTTCCCTGCAACAAGACGGAACTAGCAACATGGCACATGAATAGAGATTTTCCGACGCCCGTACCAGCAAGAGCGATGTTGAGAGTTTTATTAGGCAAACCACCTTTTGTAATCTTGTTAAAGAATTCAAGATCAAAAGAGATTTTTTCCTCTTTTCTATGATATGTCTCGTAACGTTGCTCATAATCTTGCAGATAATCGTGTCCGATGTGGGTATCAAAAGAGACTGCAAGTGCATCTGATAGAATACCAGGAATAGCATCTCTTCCTTTCTTTTCATCTTTTCCATCAGCAAGAGCGATGGATTCCATAAGTGCTAAGTAAATAGCACGATCTCTACACCATTTTTCTGTTGTATTAACCAACCAATTAAACTCAGATGGGTCATCATCAAGATAACTTACCATCTGGGTAATCTCTTTAAAAGAATTATCGTTAATGTCTTGACGCTTTTCTACTTCAATACAGAGAACTTCTTTTGTCGCAGGTTGATTATACTCCTGAACAAATTTAAGGATTTCCTCAAATACTACCTTCTGATTAAAGTCTTCAAAGTATTCGGACTTAATGAAAGGAATAACTTTTCGCACATACTCTTCATTATGAATTAGATTACGAAGAATGAGAGATTCAACTTTGTCCATGTGGCATATCAAATACGAATGTTATTCTTGTCTCATCACCGATGTTCACGGTTCCATGAGGTAGTTTGTTATTGAACCAAAGAAGAGTTCCTGGTTCAACAATCACACTTTCTGTTCCACAAAAATACTGATACCTTCCAAGAATGGAAAGGTGGTATCGGTCTCTTGTGAGGTAGTAAGTACCTTCATCAATATGTGCTCCAACGATTTCATCAACTGGAAGCGAAAGAAATCCACAACGATGTATTTCTCTATTACCAAAGTGTTTGCGAATAATCTTTCTTATTTCGCTGTGATGTTCGTATGCTGGAGTTTTGATGTTTATTTCAGAATCACCAACAAAGTCTTCTTTGCTTTTGACCCCACCCATTATAAGTTGTAGAGCACTTACTGGCAAGTCTGCAAATCCTCTATCAACTAAGGACTGAGAATCCTTCAGATGTTTCTGGTGATCCCAGTCTTGTGGATACTTTTTAAGTTGGTCTACTACTTTGTTTACGTTGATTCCAGTCTTTAAGACTTTAATCATGACCCATAGCTAAACTCCTGCTTAGCAATTTCGTCAAGTTGTTCCATCACTTCTGGAGTGAAGTAAACTTCAGGTTCTTTGAGAATTTGTTTGGCGTAGATTTTTTTACCATCAATTTCATATCTTCCTGCAACATTCTTCCAGAGACCGCCAATCTCACCGAGTTCAAGAAGACCATAATAACGATCAAGACCACGCTCATCGTAATACAGACGTACTTCAACTTGCTTATTCTCCTTACTCAAACGCGATTTAGCAGTCTTAGCTTTGATAATATTGCCGACCACTTCTGTTCCATCCTTTTCTTTCTTTTTGCTGAGATAAATGATCGTACTTGCTG